AACCTGCCCTCTTGGGAATGGAGCCTTAGTTAGTGTGCTAGAGTTTGGGAATGTAATTGCAGTATCCGAAATACTAATGCCAGACCCTGCTCCATCCTGTAAACGCAATGTGTTTGTAGATTGCGTCCACTTAAATGTATAATTGCCAGACCCAACATTGTAACCATTGAAGTTGCCAGTTAAGTCAATATTAGTAACCGAAAGCCCAGCAGATGTAATGTAATTTAGCCCTGTGACATAAGTGCTGACATCTCCAGCCGTCTGATATCCAAGCCCTGTGACATAACTTGTGAGGTCTGTCTGGGCTGTCAAAGTGCCAGTTATAGAACCCCAAACACCCCCACCACCACCGCCACCAGAAGCGATAGCCCAAGCCGCATTTTTACGAACATATTCATTCCCGTTAGAAGGAGCATCGGTAAGATATCCTTGTGATGTAACATAGGATTGCGTGGCAAACCCGCTAATCGAAGCCCCAGAAGGAATAGTAACCGTTCCCGTAAAGGTAGGACTGGCTTTAGGTGCATAAGTTGAAGCCGCCGATGATGTCGTTAGGTACGATGACATTCCAGATAGAGGCTGGTAGGTGCTACTAGCGGTAGCAGAAGTCAAATAACCAGAGATAGACGCTCAAGAAGGGATAGTTACTGTTCCTGTGAAAGTAGGACTAGCCTTGGGTGCATAGGTTGTACTAGCACTAGAGGTAGTTAAGTAAGAAGCCGAAACCCAAGTTTGAGTTGCAAGCGTTCCAGCATTAATTTCATCAATTTTGGCTTGAGTAATCTCATTGCCAATTTCGACTACATTTGCGGGAAGATTCGGACTGATGCGGACAGACATATTGCGGAATTAGGTTGGTTAAGATAAAAAGAGATAACTCTCATTACACAACCGAATACGCAAGATGAACAGGGGTAGCCGCCGCAGAAGCAACAACACGGATAATACCATTGTAGTTATCGATATTGAAGAAGGTCGCAGGTTGAAGCACAATTCCGACAGAATCTGTGGCTGACATAATAACCGTAATAGTAGCGGCGGCAGACTGGTTCTGGATAATAGTGCTAATACGCTTTTCACCAACGCCACCCGCTGGCTGGAGAGTTACGATAGAAGTGCCAACAGAAGTTGTGCTGTGGGCAAATGTCCGCAGGAACGGAGATGATGTTTGAATTATTGACATAAAATTAGTAAGTGTTTCTCATATTGATTCTTCCAAACTGACCTTGCTGACGAAGGAACTTGTCGTATTCTTGTTCAAGAATTTGATTAGCCTTTCCTTCAATTGTAGTAGCCTCGTTAATCATTGTCTCAGAGACATACCAAGAGGCGGCAGAACCCCAAGATAAGAACGAGCCAAATATGTACGGAATCTCGATTTTCTCCCAGAGTGTAGGGTGAGTAGTTGGGTTTTGTCCTGCTGATGTAGAAACAGTAAGGCAGGTGTAAAAATTACCGCTGTGAGGTCTTCCAGCAACAGGCGTTAAGGAACCTGTGCTAGAGCCAGAATCAAAGTAGATTTGACTACCTTGATAGTACGGGATGCTGGCAACATAAGGGTCACCAGTTAAAGTAGGGCATTTAAGCCTGTATTGATATGTTCCTGTAGCAACAATGCTAGGAAGGATAACTCTTATTTCAGAGCCAGTATTGTAAATCTGATAGTCAAACTGCACGGCTCTTGAAGAGTCTTGCGGGTTTCTATTCCAGACACCAAGAATTTCAGACGCATCCGCTGAAGGCACAAAGTAGTTTGTACCACTTGCATCTTGTGTTGTAGCCACATCATCGATGCGACAGACATCAGACCAAGTATTTGATTCCCAAGCCTCACGGAGTCGTGAGTGGGCAAAGTCACGGAACTGAGCAAATGTCTCATCCGTTATGTTGTGACGGTCATTCCCAGAGAACTGGAGTGCATCAAATAGCACTTGGCTGAAATCAATAGTTCTCATTTGGTAATATATCCGTCAGCAGTAAATATGGCTCCGTTGACGCAAGCCTTTTTTGAATAGTTCTTAACAGCAGTCTCGGGGTTGTCTCGTAGGAATTCTCGCATAAATGTCTTATCCTCCCAGCACTCGTAACCAAGGCGTTGACCCCAGTAATGCCACGCTTGAACAGGAATAGATGCAATCTTTTGTCCGACACCCTCAATACCTTTGTTTTCATTAAAACGGTCAAAATGACCAGCCTGTTTTGCAACGGCTTTCATCTTCACCTCTTCTTGCCTCCAACCACGGATAAGTTCCTCCTGCACCCGCTTTTGCAGATGAGGAGGAACCACCTCAGCCAGACCTCGTATAAAGTCTGACATCCGTTAATTAGGCTGTGAAGTCAAACACGCCGAAGGCAAGCGGGTTGTAGACGCAGAGTCCAGCAACCGCTTCAATCATACGGGCTTCACCACCACCAGAGTTAGGCAGAGCCGTCACGCCAGCAACATTGCCACCGTAGCGAACTTCAACTTGGTCGAAGGGGATGACATAACCACCGAAGGTATTGCCAACTCCAGAAGCGACCTTGAGGAAGTGCGAGGGGTGCAGACGGAGTTTACCGAAGTCACCTTCAAACACATCGACAGACGAGATGTACGACTGGGCATCCGATTCTCTGTTAAGAGTGCGGATAGCGGTCATCGGGGCTGTGCCTGTGCCTTGGGTTGTGGTGTAAGCGAGGTTCGTGAACGCTCTCTTGAGGGCAGAGCCGCAAAGGAGGTCGAAGTCACGATACTGACCTGTCTGGGTGTAGATGCCTGTGAGGACATTCTGCACGACAGTTTCAGTCAGAGCCGCTGTTCCAACCGTTGTGCGGTTAGCCGTAGGGGTAGCAAACTGGGTGTCGTAGGGCAGAACTGTGTCAACAGTCGCTGTCGGCTGAAGCCACTTGTCAAGACCACGGGTGATGTAGGCGTTTGTGCCGTTGTCCAACTGGGCTCCCTGCGTACCGCAGAAAGTGGACTCCATATCACGCTTGAGGGCTTGGATGCCTTTAGCGACATTGTTCGCCAGTTCATCACGCACACCAGCGACTGTGGAGATATCCTGTGTCAGCGGGGACACACGGACGGCTCTACGGAAGATTTGGATGTAGTTGCTGAGTTCAGCACGATAGGTTGTCGAGCCGTCCTTGACATAGTTGTCATAGGAGGAGACATCTGTGCCATCGACTGTACCAGTTGTCTTAGGGGTGGGGAGGCGGTCAGCCTGCCAGCGGAAAAGAGTATTTCCGGGTTTGCTTCCCTTCTTAGCCATCGATGTGAAAGGAGTATCCTTAGCATCAACGAGAGCGATGAGGTCAGCGAGTTCTTCTCTCTTGCCAGACGAGAAGGAGGGTTCTGTGAGATTAGCCATAGTAGTATATAGGGTTTAGAGATTACAGGAATCGGTTAGCGATAATAGAAGAGAGGTCATCACGGTTGCCATTAGCACCAAAACGCTTGGCGGCTTCCTTGGCTCTTGCTTCCTTTTCGGGAACATAGGCTGGAGTCGCTGTACGCTTGGGTTGAGCAGGTGCTGTTCGGGTTGTAACTGTATTAGGACGCTTTGAAGCCGATTCACGGCTCTTGAATCCTCGGATATAGTCACCCAGCACCATCTTGTAATCAGGAAATCTAGTAATTTCAGGGAAGTGTTGGAGGAATGATTCAGCGATTTGTCTCTCGCTAGAACTTCTGTCTTTCCACCACGGATACTCCTTATTAGCCACTTGTTCAACTTGAGAATAGTTCTCAAGGTATTTGGCTCTTGCTGGAAGATGTTCTTCAAGTGCATCAAGGGATTTAACCTTAATCTTGCGAACTTCTTCAGCGGAGTACTCCACTTCATTACCGTCTTTTCCAGTTACGATTGCACCATCGGGGTTCATTTCGCACCAGCGTCTAATCTGTTTGGCTTGTTCAGCCTCACGATTCACTTCTTCAAGTGTCTTCAGATTTGTATAGGGGTTGTCTGACTTTGGAGTCTGTGCTGGCTTGTTAGCCTCTTGCGACAGTCTCTCCACTTCAGATTTAAGTCTATCCACTTCTGCTTCCGCTTCTCTCCTTTTTGCAGAGAGTTTATCAATGCGTTTCTTTACGCCCTTTGGCAGTCCACGCTCAAGTTCATTATCATCAGACTTGGTTTCTTCGGTTTCCTCGGAGTCTTCTGAATGTTCTTGTTCGCTTTCTGTATTGGTTTCCTGTGAAAGAACTTCACTATCTTCTTCGGATGTCGCTTGACCATCCGTCTCAGTCTGTTTCTGGGAGTCTGAGTCCTCCACTACTTCCTCGCCACCTAGGAAGGTCTTGCTTACGATGTCTGCAAGATTGTTTTGATTAAAAGGCTTGGCGTTGCCTTCATTTGTCGTGGGGTTATTTGATTCCGTCCCAAGGTCGGATTGATTTTCTGTATTCATTAGAGAAAGGTCTAAAGTCCTATATTACTATAAGCAGGGTTTTTTATTAGTCCCAGAACTACGGTCAATTTCAGTATAATTCTTGTGTAAGCAAGTTCATTCTACTGTATGTACCCATTCTGCACGAAACATCACTCTGGAGGTCTGCCAATGTCCTTAAGGACGGCATCTCTAGTGTTAAATAGAATGTCCTTAAAAGAATTCAAAGCATCAGCCCTGCCGCAGTGATAAGCCCTATCTTCACCTCTATTATCTTTTTGGAGGGCATAAGCAGTCTCAGATTCAATAGAGGCATCAAGGAGCATCAGTGTGGCTTTCCAGACGGGGTTATCTTTTTCAAACCCAAAACCTTGTACAATTTCTTGCGGTAGCATAAATTATTGCTGTTGTTGTTGGGCTTGAGCCTCTTCAGCCTGCTTGATTTGACCCTGAACTTGCTGACCAGCCTGTTGACCAACAGGAGTAACTCCAGTGCGTCCAATCTGCTTGTTTTGCTGTTGGCTAACGCTCATTTGAAGGTTCTTTACATAGTTATCAACCAAGGAACGGAAATGCGGGTCACCTTGCATTTGCTGTTGAGCCTTAGGGTTCTTGCCCATAATGTCTTGCAAGTATTGCAATTTAGTTTGGGCTGTCGGGTCGTTCTCAACATAGTTAGCCTCGTTACCAAGCATCATCAGACCAATATCAGACTGGATGTCCTTGTAAAGCATCTGAGATGCACTAGCCTGCTCAACGATTAGGTCTTTAGCCTTGTCTGGGTCAATAGCCTCAATAGCCGCACGGACTAACTTACTCTTGTCAATAATGCCAGCAGAGTCCAAAGGCATAACAAACTGCATAATAGCCTTCAACTTTTCCATAACAAAGTCTGTGTCAATTTCACGGACATCGTATTTAATCTGGAAATCATATTGATTGCTGATAGCAGACATATTCTGTGGCATCGGCTTGTTGGTGATTGATTCAATATCAGCAGGGTCAAGATACTGTAAGCAAAGGCTGAACATCATACTGAAGCACTCGCTCCAAACATCTAGCCAGTTATTAACAACATACTGTTGTGTGACTTGAGTTCTTTGCGGAGGAACATTAGGATGGTAGATACCAAAGTAAGCGGCGTGATTCTGTTCGACAATGTTGATGAGATTAAACGCAGTGTTTGTTTCGCTTTGAGGAGGACTCATAAACTTATAGTCATCCATTGTCGTAACAGGCAAGTGAACCCCCGGAGCAATCTTATTGATACCACCAAGTCTTTTCTTAACAAGAATAGGAGGCATCGTAGTGAACGCTGTACGGTCACGGATAGAATCGTGCTGAGCCTTGATTTCAAATTGGTCAGTCATAGCAACCTCAGGAACGCCACGAGACTCTTGGATAGGTCTACGGAGACGCTCTCTGCGATAGATGACAAACGGATATTTGTTGTGAGCATATCCAAGCAGTTCGTGTGAAGCGTAGATATCGCTACCAGACCTAGGGCAGAACACGGTGCAATAGATGCCCTGAGTACCGTCTTCATTGATAAGCCTGCTGTACGCATACACGACCTCAATAAGGTGCATATTGCGGTTAATCTGGTAGTTAATCAGGGTGGCGGCAGGAAGAATGTTCGGGTCGTGGAAATTAGAACGCAGACCAGCAACTGAAACTGCTTGGTTGACAAAGTCCTCACCCCAGCCATACTGGGCGGCTTGAGAACGAATTTCCATCTCCGTCATAAAGACTCTTCTGAAGATGACTCTAGCATCTTGTATGTTGATGGTTTCTGGCGGGAACGAAATCTCATCAAATGGCTTTAACGCCACAACTGAAGGAATATTCTTAGAGATATACTTCTCTGGGATTTCAGCCTTACCATTTTCACGGAGGTCACGAATAGCCTTTTTGATGTATTTAGGTTCAACATCAGCAAGGTATTGGGAAATTAAATCAATAGCGTACTGCTCTTGTTCTGGGTTCTGGATGGCACTTGCTAGGTCAGCAAGAGATGAACCGCTTTGGCTTTGAGCCGCTTGTTGGCTGATTTGGGCAATCTCATCCATACGGATAACCTGATAACGAAGGGCAGTTTCCTGCTCCCACATAATGTGAAGTCCTGACCAACCGTATTGCTGAGTGTACTGGGCAAGCAATTCTGATTCTGCACGGAGTTCCTGACGCAGTTTAGACTGGGTAAGCCAATCCATCAGGATATTAGCAGAACCAGCAAAGTCATAATCGTTGAATTCCGTACCCTTTACCTTGACCTTACAACGGTCAAAGGTTGTCATTAACATAGCAACAATGTCATTAATAGTGCGGTCAACTAGACGGCAACGGACATCAGAAGCCCCTTCAAACGGGAAAGCGGCATCTCCTTCCATACGGGAAGATGAGTGCTTTTTGCCATCTGAGGTTTGACCAGCCCATCTGGAAAGACGAATATCGTCATTTTCCATAATATTGGCTACATTTCCACCATTTTGAGTAGAACGATTGTATTCCTGCCAAAGATACGGGATGTCTGGCTTGTCCGATGCATAAACCAGTTTGTCTTGGTTTGGGTTATATTTTGTCGAAAGATTATTCTTAGTAATGCTCATTTTTTAATAAAATTGATTATATCGTCTCTGAAGTAGCGTTGTTTTCCAGTTTTTGTCTTGTAAACTCTTACAACACCAGTGTTAGTAAGTTCTTGTAGTTTCCTTCTTGTCAAGCCAATAAACATTAAAGCCCGTTTTCTTGTGAGAAGGTATGGAAAGTATATATCCATTAGTAACTGCCTCCACCTTGACTTTTAAGCGATTTGTCGCTCAAGTACTCTGGATTCATTGTCATCAGGTATCTAAGACAGTCAATAGGGTCTTTGGTAGCCCCTTTATCACCATCAAGCCCAGTCCACTCCTTAAGGCAGTATATAAGGTTTTGGCAGTTCTCTGATATATAGAGTTTAGGTTTGTTTAACGGAGAAAGTTCTTGGCTGTAGTCATAAGCAAAGCCGTCATTGATTAATGACACGCCTTGCTCAATTCGGATGCCTGCGGCTGGGATAAAGTGCATTGGTTCCTCCCCTTCATCTAGCATATCTATCAAAGTAACCCCTCCGTCCTCCGTCACAGCCTTTGAACCTCCAGCCCTAGGGTCGATGTACCTATCCATAATCGTCTCGTCTCCTTCAAGGCTAAGAATCAGATTCTTGTACTCCGCAAGAGAGCGTCCAGCACCATTACGCTGTGCAGTACCCATCTTTCCGTCAGGGTCAGCAGAAGGTAAAGCCCATTCTCCTTCAGACGAGTCAGGGAACTCTCGATATACATACATACAGCCATCTTCATCGACTCGTAGCCATAGCATAAACCAGTTTCTAGCCCCAGCAGGGTCAACAACCATATAGTTAGTTCCTTTTGTTGGAATATTTTCTTCTTTAACGATGTTAATTTCTGGATTAAACCTAGGCATCTGGTTTCCACTGATATTGTCAGCCCATCCGTAGGCTCTGATTTTGATTTCATAAGGCTTTTTTCCAAGTAGCGTCTTTTTTAACTGCTCAAATGGGTTATAAGGGTTGAGTTGGCTATGAAACCACATAACACCAGCAGGTCTGATGTGTGATTTAGCCTTATAAGGCATAGTTCCCTTAGGACAGCCCTGCACATTGATGTTGTCTGAAAGTAAAGGAGACGGTTTATGCTCTACTATTTTTGCACCGCTGACATATTCTTTAACAACTGAACTATATCCTGTGATTGGAGTAAATGTGACAATCAACTTACCGCTTCTAGTGACAATACGATAGCGTAGCGTTTCAATCCAATCTAACGGCACAAGTTCATCGCACCAAATAAGGTCAACCTCGCCACCCTCAATGACATCTCGCTTTTGAGCGTAGTTCATAAAGATGCACTGGCTTTTATTTGGAAGAATAAATGTGTTATCGCTGAACCCGTTTTTCTGGGTGTACGATACATTCTGAATCTTGTTCTTGCGGAGTTCCTTGAACTCACTTGGCAAGTACTTATGAATAATAGGCTGTTGCATCTGGATGCTTGACTGGTTAGTCGTGTGCAAGCACCACACCCTAGCGTTCTCCATATTGCATAGTGTCTGGACTACACGCTTAGCCGCCCATTCTGTTTTAGAGGCACGATTGCCACCTAGGACTAGAATCTCATTGTTAGCCTTAATTATTTCGTCAGCCTCCTTCCAGTGAGGAAGGTCAAACCCGTGACGATACGGGTCTTTACGCTCAGCAAGGATTTTATCCTCACGGAGATTAAGAATCTCAAGAGTCTTCTGCTCTCCTACCTTGTCAACAAGCCTTTTGATGTCATCCCCAGTAGGGGTGATTAGTATAGGATGAGGGGTAGGAGAGAAAGCCATATCAATGTCTTAAACTGAATATTTATATCCCAATCTTCATCTTCCCAATCAAACTCATCATCACTATCAGACGGTCTTTGTTTTTTTGTCATCATTGTTTTTGATATCAAATGTATCATTTTGGATGACTGAAAACTGGTCAGTAAGCATATGCCGAATAATTCCGTCTTTTTCTAACACTACCGCAAATATATCGTTACAGAATGTTCCAGCAGTTTGGACATAAAGCAAATAGCCATATCCAATTGCGGTTTTTACTGGAATAGTATTTCTGAACTCGTGAATCATTTACTTTTCGTGTTTCATATTAGTATTTTCCGTCAAAGCGAGGATGGCGAACAACGCACCATCTAGAACCATCCCAGCGGACATCCACAGGCATCCCAATATGGAACTTGGATGGGTCTCTGCAAAGGACATTAAAATCCTTGCCGTCAATAAGGACTGCAATCACTTTAGGATTCTTGTATTTATTGTGG